GGTAATCAATGAAAATAATATCAGGTCTAAATGACTTCTTAATAGCGAGTTCATTGAGTAAAGCACGGAAGTGCCCAACGTGTGCTGATGCAGTAGGATACTCCTTAATGATAAGAGTGCCTTGCGTTTTCTTTGCGATACTATTTACCTTGCTTTCAAACATTGACTTAGGCAAGTCAGTAATATGTTGAATGTTGACATTAAGTAGGTTAGCATCAATACGCTCGGCAATCTTTTCTTCCGCCATCTCACAGGTAATATAAAGAACATTTTTACCCTGCGTCAGAGATGCCGATGCCATATGACACATAAACAGAGACTTACCAACACCAGTGCCAGCAAGAGCAACGTTTAGAGTTTTATTTGGCAGACCACCTTTAGTAATCTTATTAAAATATTCGAGATCAAATGGAATCTTATCTTCCTTCTTATGATAAAAGTCATATCGATCCTCATAGTCCTCCAGGTAGTCGTGACCAACCTGACTATTAAAACTCACTGAAAGAGCATCAGAGAGGATAGAAGGAATGGAATCTCTCCCACGGTCCTTATCTTTACCATCAGCAATCTGGATGGCATCCATAAGAGCAAGATAAATGGCACTATCTCGACACCACTTTTCAGTAGTATCGAGCAACCAATCTGAGTTAGTATCAGTCTCCTCAAAGGAATTGACACACTGAAGAATCTCTGTGTAGACATCTTGAGTAATGTCATCACGATTCTCCACCTCAATCAAGAGCGCCTCTGGAGTAATTGGTTTGGAGTACTTCTCCATAAAAGAGAAGATCTCTTGAAAGATAATCTTCTCTCTTTGTTCTTTAAAGTATTCCTCTTTGATAAAGGGAATCGCCTTTCTAATATATGCTTCGTTGTAGAGTAGATTGTTAAGAACTAATAGTTCAACTCTCTCCATAAGAAAATTCCCTCATAGCAATTTGGTCAAGTTTCTCCATCACCTCTGGAGTAAAATAAGACTCGGGATCTTTATAGATCGCTTTGGCATAAACCTTCTTGCCGTCTATCTCATATCGACCAGCAACATTTTTCCAAAGTCCGCCGAGTTCACCGAGTTCAAGAAGACCATAATATCGATCAAGACCACGCTCATCGTAATAAAGACGCACCGTAACATCCTTGTTCTCCTTACTTAAACGCGACTTAGCAGTCTTTGCCTTGATAAGGTTTCCAACGATTTCTGTTCCATCTTTTTCTTTCTTCTTGCTAAGATAGATGATTGTAGAAGCGGCATACTTGAGACCACTACCTCCTCCCATCTCTTTAGTTGGTACATAAGCGCCGATAACATCGTAGGTGTGATTGGTAACAATCATAGGAATGTTTGCTTGCCCCAACTTTAAAGTGAGCATTCTGAAGGCACCCTTGACCAGTTGAGATTTGGTCATGTCACGAACTTGTTTGTCGTTGAGTGCGTCAGTGATCTCCTTTTCGGTAGAGAGCATACCCAGAGAGTCTAGCACAAACATGCAAGGTTTGCGCTCGTCTACAGGTTTTTTTAAGTATATATCAACTGCCTTGAGTGCTTTTGACCTAAACTCCTCAATTGTTACAACATTGACGACAACCACACGATCAAGAGGTACACCACGACTCTTTAAAAGTGTCTTATTGACAGCTGCCTCAGTATCAAAATACAAGCAATATCCATCAGGATTAGAGTCCAGAAAATTCTTAACCACTGCGAGGCTAAAAAAAGTTTTTCCAGTGCTAGACTCCCCAGCAATAGCAGTAATCTTATTCCCAGATACACCACCAAATATGCTACCTGAAACCAGTGCATTAAAAATGTACGAACCTGTGTCCACATACTGCTCTGTGTCGTCGATGTCTGCGGCGAGTTTGGTGTAGTCATCTCCGATCTCTTTTACAATATCCTTCAAAAAATCCATAGATCAACTCCAACGCAATGTATTCAAATATTCTAGCACATTCTTACGAACATCCATAAGTTCATGATAGCACTTTTGATTGTGAGCACACTGTCTCAGTGCTGGATCTGGTTTAAGAACAGATTCAATAAAGAGATCTAGTCCCCTATTCCATTTATCTTGTTTTGACTCACCATCATCAATTGTGTACTGATCTTTCATGAGAAAAAGTCCTCCAGGGATACTTGTTGTTCTGCTTTCCATCCAATAGCGTCCAAGATGACTTTCAGAGGGTCAAAGAATCCTTTGTCAAATTGTAAGTCATAATCAACGTATTGCTTCAAACCCAACTCTCTAGGAAACTCTTGAATGAAAGAGATGACGTTTTCCCTTATTGGATTTGGAGTCTTAAGATAACAAAACTTGATCTTCTCACCGTTTTGGATTGATGAGTATTTGGCATCAAGTTTCCGCTCCTTAATGTAATGATTATACAACAAAGCGCCTCGGGCGTGAATAGGCGTTCCTTTATTGTAAATCGTATTGTGAGACTTGTGTTTTGTTACGTCACTAACAGTACGAGGGAATGATATATCCTCAGGCTCCAACTTTCTAAAATCAGAGCGACACTTTTCAATAAACTCAATCACATCATCCTCAGTCTCATTCATCATGAGTTTGAGAGCATCCTTGATCATTTTGCGACAAGGTGCAGGGGTAGAGGATTTAACTGCCTCAATGCCCATAATCTTAAGTTTAGATTCCTCATATCGAACGCCTTCACTGTCCCACACGTTGAGGATATACCGCTTCTTAGCAGTCCAGATGCCACGATCAGCGATGTTCTCACGCTTCATTTGCATCTTTTGATCATAGGCGTTTACATAGTTCGCCAGTTCTTGGTAACAACTTTCAATATACTTCTCAAGTTCCACCTCACAGATCTTATTAAGGAACGACACAACGCCCTCAGTAGTTTTCTCTCTTCCTTTGTATACAACGTCAACAAGAGGACCCATATTAAGATAAATGGAATCGGTATCAGAAGCAATAACATAATCTACCTCATCAGTTTTAAGCACCTTATTAAGGTACTGATTCATCTTATTCTCAATCCAACGGATAGAGACCTGACCAGAGAGCGTAATCGCCTCTGCATTTGCGAGTTTGTAATATCTAAAGTACTGGTTACCAATAGCGCCATAAGCACTATTGAGAGAGATCTTCTTAGCCATTTGGATGTTATTACATCTGGCGATTTCTTTGGTAAGTTCAATACTTGGGTTCTTTTCATATTCCTGCTTCGCTTTAAGCATCCGCTTTTTAAAGATTACCCTATCGTTGTACATCTTCTCCATCAGTTCGGGAAGGAATCCACGAACATCCTTCCTATACATTGCGCCATTGGCACAAACAGTATAGTCCTTATACATCTCAAAAGTTACATCTTGATTCAAGATTTTCTCTACAGACGCATGTGGATTACGATCCTCTACTAGAGTCTCGGGAGAAATGTTATATTGCATCATCAAGTGAGGATACAGAGAGTTAAGGTCAAACGATACCACCCAGTCGTAAACGCCTGGTTTTGGTTCTTTGACATATGCCCCCGCATACTTCTCACTCTTCTCAGATCTGTCCTTTGGCGGAATAACGATATTTCTCTTTTTAAGGTAATTGTAGATAATACAATCCCACATTCGCACTTGATAAAAGACATCAATAAAGTTTACCTTAGCATCAAATGCCATAGTAAATGCGAGTTCAATCAGTTTCATCTTGTCTTCCATACGGTCAACAAGTTCCACGTCAACGATGTTGTAGTCTACAAACTTCTCCCACCCGTGAGTATAAAAGTCCTTAAAGGTATCAAACTCTGAGTGGTCAAGTTTCTTTTGACCAAGTTCTACACTTGCAATGTAATCAAGTCGATAAGACTCTTGTGCTTTGTAAGTAAACTTTTTATACAGATCAAGATAATCAAGTTGAGTAATACCACCAATGTCAAATGATGTTTGTTTACGTCCTTGAATAAAGATCTCCTTCTCAGTCACGAGATTCCAAGGAGAGAGTTTCTTCATCCACCGTTCGCCCAGGATGCGGTTTACGCGCCCCGCAATATACGGGATGTCATACAGTTGGATATTCCACCCAGTGACCACCTCAGGGGTGTTCTGGGACCACCAACTGAGGAATGAGGTAAGCAGAGTGTGCTCATCCTGACAGAGGATATAAGTGGCGTTATCCTTCTTTGACTTGTATGGTTTGCGCCCCCAAGTAATAATCTCTTTAGTTGCATAGTCCTGAATGGTAATCAGGAGCATCTCCTCAGCACAAGACTGAGGATCTGGGAATCCCATCTCCGATTGCACCTCAATATCAAGAGTTACAAGTTTGATCTTCTTGGTATCAAACTTAATCTCATCCTCAGGATATTTGTCAGAGATATATTGGCACACATACCTATCGTTGCCATAGATCTCAAAACCCTCTACGTCCTCATACTTTTTGTAAAAGTCACGACAATCCCGCACATATCCAGGTTTAACTGCTTCAACGTGTTCTCCAGACAAAGTTTTGTACTTTGTTGGTTTATGAGATTTTACAAAGAGAGTCGGTTGGAAGTTCTCATCCTCCGCCATAAAACTCTGACCATTTTCATAACCACGGACCAGGAATCGATTACCGACCATCTGGACATTAGTATAAAATCTCACTCGTCAGTCACCTTTTGATAGCGGTCAAGTAGTTTAGTATTAGGTTCAGTAATTGTCAAAATTTTATCGGAGTGGACCATAAACTCCTTTTGAGATGTGTACTCATTCAACCAAGGAATCAGAGTGCCGTCCTTGGTAACGATAAAGGGATTCTTCATCTTACAATCTGGTTCACCCAGTTCAGATGGAACTTCCTCAATCTGCGTTATCAGAATCTGATCCTGCAGGACTATCACTTTGATCATTTTTCAATACCTCTTTGCTGTACATTGTAAGGAGTTCATCAACTGGATTTGTAATAGTAACAACCCAATCAAGTGCAACTGGGATGCGTTCATCCTTTGTCAGGGGCATCCAGGGATACATTTTAATCTTAAACCCCACAGATGATTTATCTCTCGTCATTCCCTCAGGATTTTGTAGACGAACAATGCAAGGTTTTGTGAGGAAGTATCCAACGACTTGATTATCGATTACCATCTCTTCAATGTCTGTGATGACGTTATCACCAGACTTTACCACCAAAAGTTTTACACTCATAAACTATAGTTTCACCAGAGGTATCTTACCATGAAAAAAGAGGGGCGTCAACTGGATTTTGCCAGTTGCCCCTCTTGGCGTAGCGACGACGATATTCAGTTCTATTTAGAGATAATCCTTACGTTGATGATGCTCTGGGACAATCTTTCCTAGAACAATAGTTAGTAACCCATCATCAAAATCAACTGATCGAACCTCTGTATCGTCACTGAGCGTCCACGCTCTAGTAAACGACCGTTGAGCCACACCCTTGTGGATATAGTTTGTCTCGGTCTCCTTATCTTCCTTTTGCCCTTCGACAAAGAGTTTACCGTCTTGTGTATAGACATAGACTTCTTTTTTCTTGAACCCAGCAAGTGCTAACTCAAGTCTAGACTCGACGGCACTTACTTCGACTAGATTATACGGAGGATATTTTTGAGTAGTCTCATGTAGACTAAAGATGCGATCAAAATACTCATCCATTCCAATACTGTTTCGTGTGATTTTATCCATTAGAGTGGACAAATCCGCAGCAGTATACCTTGCTAAGTTAGTCATTATTGTAGCTCCTTTAAAAGCGAGTTTGTGTTGTGTGGACCCTTACGGCATCCACTACTAATTATAACACAAGGCATAAAAAAGGACGGTGTAAAAACCGCCCTTTTATGTAGTAATAACCCTAGATATATTCTCTCGTATAAAAGTGCGACGGGGGAGACGCACATTTTATTTATGCATCTTCGGGTTTTTTAACTCTCTTACCGATGTTATATTTTTGTTCCAACACCCAATCACCCTTTTCTTTATATGCAAGGACTTTGATCTGGTTAAGTGGAGCAATATCCTGAATTGATTCAGGACTTGCAACATCGATTAGACCCCAATCAACCAATAGTTTGGTGATTCTGTTGCGTCTTTGAATATCGTTCTGTGTAAGATTTGCGTGCTTGCCATCAAGAGCAAATAACTCTTTGAAGTGAACGATGTAATACTTACCTTGCTTGTGCAGAATATGGCAGGATTGATAAAGTTTTTTCTCTTTCCTAGATGCCACACCAATACGTGTAAGAGTTTCTCTTACTTTTAAAAAGTCATCAGGCTCACGAAGGTTTACTTCAACCATCTTTTCCTGAACCCACTTTACCTCAGGTTCCGAAGTCATTTCTTGCCTCCAACGTCAAGTTTAGATTTAATAAAGTCAATCTGTTCATTATTTAGGATTTTGAGTGCCTGAGATGCCTTTTCATTACTATAACCATAATAACGTTTGACACATTCCAAGTCTTCAATCTTATCCTTGCGGACCCAGGGAGAGAACCTCTTCTGTTTCCTTACCGTATTTAGTAGGAATAAATACTGCATATCCTTGTCAAGATGATGTTGGAGATTCATCTCGTTAGCATACATCACAGTATCAATAGATCCAGACAGACATTTGTTAACGATGAATGGAGGATATTTCTTTATACAATCAGGATCCTCTAAAGTAAGATCCTTCTTGGTAAAGTTAATGCTATTCAACCAATCTTTGAGTTCCATTATTTAAATACTGCAGTAACGCTAACAACGGTTGCTCCAGGATTTCTAGCAAGGGCAACCTTCCTTGCATCCTGATAGTCTACAGCAATCACCTGCTCAGTAAACACTGTGCCTGCCTTATACAATTTGACTTCGCACTTCATAATTAAACAGTAGTAACTCCTTACGTTTCTTTTGCTCTCGCATATACTCGCCAACTGACCGCATTGTATAAGTCAGATCAAACTCAGCGGCATTCCAATCTTTAAACCTATCTTTAACCAACTGGTCTGAGTTGTAACTCACCAGCTGAGGCAACTTACAAGTAGTACAGTCAGCAGCAAACTTATCGTGATCAAATCTCTTATGCATAGACCCCTTCTTACCATAGAGGTTATCCTTAATATCATAAGGAGGATCAAGATATACAAAAGCATTA